ATTTCGATTTCGATGATTTGACCATCTACACCGTCTTCACGGGCATAACCAAGTACAACATCACCAGCGGCGGCAGTCAAAGCAGTACCATCAGCACCAGTTTGAACTTGATCGCCAGCAGTAATAGCACCACCAGCTTCTACCATGACGGAGCCAGAGACACATACGGTCACGGCAGCACCAGCAGCAGCACCAGCGAGACATACGCCAATAGCGTTCTCACCAGCAGAGTCAGCCAGATCAACTTGACCGTCAGCTTCCAGAGTTACGAATTTGAATTGTGCTGCGGAAAGGTCTTCCCCAGCGATAAAAGTGCGGTTATCACGAGACTGCATAACGGCCATTGTTATTCCCCTTTGTAGGATTTAGTGATGAGTGCTTTGCCTTCGTCGGTCTTAGCTACAGCAGCATAAGCCTTGGCGAACTCACTCTTTTTCAGTTGGTTTTCGTCCATGTAGGACTTTACGAGAGCATCCAGTTTGTCGGCAGAAGTAGCGAACTCGCCGTCTACATCAGACTTACCAAATTCTTGCATGGAGGCTTCAAAAGCAGCATCAGCAGCCTTGAGCATTACCATAATTGCTTCATCTTCTGAGAATGACTTCAGAAGTGACTTGGCTGCACCAGTTTCAAAGTGTGGCAGAACTTCTTCTGCTTTCTTTGTCAACTCAAGGTCAGCCTTTTCGATTTCATGTTCACGCTTGGCTACAGCAGCAGCTTCGAGTGCTTTGAGGACTGGGGCTGGGATGTCGCTTTTAGCTACCATCTCACCGTCGATGTCCATCATTTCTTCTTCCGCTTTCTTCTCAATTGAGTCAGCACGAATAACGTAACCGTTGTCAATAAGACCTTTGCGGAGATGTTGGTTCTCAGCAGTAAGACGATCAAAGTCAGCCTTAAGTGCCTCAACGTCAATTTCAGGAGCTTCTACAGCTTCAACTTCAGGAGCGGCTTTCTCAGCAACTTCTTCTGTTACAACTTCATCAGCTTTTTCCATGTCGTAACCGAGGGCTTTCATAGCCTCGCCACGTCCACAGCCTTTGTCATCCATGTACGCCTTTACTTTGGCTTCCATATCTTCATTCATTTTCGTAATTTCCTCTTCGGAATTGTCACGCTTGAAGAGGGAGACCATTGCTTGTGCATTGGCTGGACGATCCACAAGGGAAAGTTCTTCAAGGTGCAAGTTTTTCAGGAGATTAGGCAAGTTAGATTTCCTCCTTAATAGCACGTCCACCTATAGAGAACGCAGCGAGTTCACCAGATTTGACCATATCCCAAACGGTATCATCGAATACTTTGTAAGCGACAACCCATCCTTCACGGTCAGACTGGATACCAAGAGCATCACCAATTTCTTTAGTGATAGGCAACGAGTGTACAACGACACCAACTTGTTCCCCAACGTGCATAGCCTTGCCGACCCGCACATGCTCCATAAATTCATTAACAGCTTTCACAAGTGTTCCAGCTTCGATAACATCACCTTGGCGGTCAACTACAGCTTCACCCTTTTCGGTTACTACTGATGCCCAGCCGTAGACCATACGTTGTTCGTCGTCGGTCTTAAGGATTTTACCTTCTATGTTCTTTGTCATTTCACCTACCGATGTGTTAGCTTCCCACATACGACACGACCAATAACCAGCCGTTGTCTTATCTTTCTTTGTGTCGCATGAATGGCGGGAGCGGAAATTGGCACGGGCTTTAGGGTCGTCTCTGCGGATCTCCATGTTGGGATCACCGAAAGTAACTCGTTTGACCTTACCCCCGTCTTGAACGAATACCTCAAACTTCTTGTTACCGCCTTGGATACGTCTTGGCTTATTTAGGGTAACTTTCTCACCCTGATATTCAGCCTTGGATATAGCTAAGTCATTATGCTCATATAAGTGCCTAGTCCAAGTAGTCATCAGTTCAACTCTCGTGTGATGACCAGAGGTAGGCTACCAGTGTTAGGGAAGGTCTCTACGGAAGCGTCTGAGTAAGTAACCTCAAACTCTACATAGTAAGTGCCATGTTGAGAAGTATCCCCAGTTTGCCAATCGTATTGAACGACACCACCCTCAGCATTTGTGATAGTCATTTGCTCGTCAATAACTACTGAGCCACCAACCTCTTTGACATGCAACATGACAGTAGCAGAGGTAAGGTTAACAGGGGTCAGGTTAGCATCAGACAAGGTAGCTTCTAGGGAAGGTGAAGTGTCATTCTGTTTAATTCTAAATGCCATCAGGCCACCCTATTCTGTTTATTGTTGAACGTAGCTGTATTTGTCGGTCTACTAAAGTCTGCTGTGTTATATGCTTCCGAGAGTACAGCATTGTTATCGGAGTTAGCTGTGACAGAAACCACACGTCTCTTAGATGCGTTGATTGTCAGTTGACCGACAACAGGGACACCAGTAGTGATACCTACCCCGACAAAGATGTTCGTCTCAACCATTGTTGTAGTTGCAACTACAGGTTGGCCTGTCGTGATGTTGTCACCAACTAAAGTCTCATCCTCAAAGGCTGTGATAGATGGGACTGTCGGTTGACCAGTTGTAATACCCTCAGGGGAAAGGACGTGTGTCTGATCTGAGGTTGCTACACCTACAGTTGGTGGTGCAGTGTTGATATTAGCTGCGGTAAGGTCGTGGGTCTGAACAAACGTCTCTTCTGCAACTACAGGCTGGCCTGTGACGACCCCAACGGAAATCAGGGAATGATCTTGCGTAAAATCAGGAGAGGTAACTACAGGTGTACCAGAGGAAATAGGATCAGCGTTTAAGGTCTCACGCTCCGACATTGTAATGCCAAGAACGATTGGGAAACCTGTCGTGATACCTACAAGGCTCAGGTCATGGGTCTGACTAATAGAGCTTGCTTCAACACTAGGTTGACCAGTTGTGATAGCTACGAGACCAAGGTTGTTGTTCTCAACAATGGCAGATGAACCAACACTAGGTTGACCAGTTGTGATGCCCGTTGCTGATAGATCGTGGCCCTGAATAAATGTTGACAACGGAACAACAGGCGATCCTGTCGTCAAACCATCGGCGGCTAAATCATGCTCTTGAGCAATCGCAGAAGAACCAACGACAGGGTTGCCTGTGGTAACAGGGTCAGCCGTAAGAAGGTAGATAATCTCTGCGGTAGCCCCATCATCCGCAAGGGGCGCAGAGGCGAGGGGGCTAAATCCAAGCATTTGTTACTCCTACGGTTTAGTGGGCCAACTGATGTCTGCTGGAAAGCCAGCTTGATTTGTTATATCACGCAGAGCTTGTCTGTAAGTTGTCATTGCAGAAGACATTGTGTTGTCAGATAATGCTAGATAGTCCGTTTCAGCTAATAGTCTGTCACGTTCTTCCCGCAAATTAGCCGCCAATCTATCATTAGCACCCGCAGCCCATGCAGTTTCTTCAGCTTGACGGGCCGCTATTTCATCAGCGGTCATATCAACAAGAATACCGTTTTTGTATTTCTTCATTATGCAACCCCATAAAGCCTGATAGTTCCACTTTCAAATGTGCCAGTGTCAGGTAATATTCGTATATCTGTGATTGTTGCATCAGTATTGTACGTACCTGAATTACCACCTTGAACAACATAGTCAGCCGCTGATGTTGTAAACAAACCATGTGTATGAAAACGCTGGCTTGATGATTTTACATTATGCAAACTATAATCAAAGCTCAACAAAGTTGAGCCACCAACCACTTCAGCTATAACTATTTGAGCAGCGCCACCTGTAGGACCTCGATTCCCTGCACTCGCACTACTTGCACCTACAGTTCTGTAACGCCCACCCCAGTAGTAAGCACCCGCTGTACTTACAAAAGTTGATCCGTTATCCGTAGATACTCGCAGCCATAAATCAGGCCCAGTTGTGTTGGTTGTAACCCCATCTGCAATAAGCTGATAGACATTAAAATCGCCAGTCAAAGAATAATCAACCGAAGAAGTAGACGACGTAATTTCTGTCGTTGTTATATGCGATAGGACTAATGCCATGTTATACCGCCGTGCTTCCCGCCATGTCATCCTGAGCCATTACCCAAGAATAGCACTTGTCCATGAATGCGTCGCCAGATGCAGCCTGAACGTCAGTTAGGTTTGCGTTGTAACGCTTAAAGTCCACCTCACGAGTGTCGTCACCGGGAGTTGCTGTCGCATATGCTGACAAGTCAATCATCACGCTGAACTTTGGATCAGTTCCACGTTGACGGCTGATTGCCGCTGTCACGATGCGGTAGTAAGCGTTGTTGAAAGCGATGCCATATTGGGAGGCACCTTCTGCGATGTTGTTTTGAATAGCCATTTGGATTCTCCTGTTTAGGCGTAAGTTACTTCAGATGTGTGGATTGTAGCCACCCATCTAATGTTGGTTGCTGCTGCACCAGTTGCGGTAATCGCAAGACCACCGTTGGTAGTGTCTGCACTCAGAGCCATGCCCCAAGCTGGTGTGTTGTCGAGTACAGTTGTTGCTGAGTTGACTAAGACTGTGGTGCCAGCGGAACCTTCCCTGCGGATCAAACCCTCAATCTTCCATGCCGCACATGCAGTGCCTGCCGAGGCTTGCTGACGGGCTACGATGGTGCCGTGGAAGGCAAAGGCACTGTTGTTGGGTAGGATGACTTGATTGTCGCTAGACGCAGACCCACTAGACGCAAGAGCAGTTGCTGTTGCATCTGTAGTTGCCGCTTTCAAAATCAAACGACCGTACTGGCTTCCTTCAGGGAAAACACCGTGTGCGTATTTATGATCTTCTAATGCCCTGCCACGATTACCTAAAGCTATAGAATATGCACCATATGCATGACTGTCATAACCAGATGCTATAGCATAACCATTAGCAAAGGTTCCAGCCGTATTTTGTTGACCACCTATAGCTACAGAATCTGGGCCAGCCGCTGTGTTAGTAGAACCACCAATTACAACAGCTCTGCTATCTGTCGCCTTAGCCTGATTCCCCATCGCAATACTATTAGCACCAGTAGCACCATAGCTAGATGAGTTGGTGGCTATAGCTGCTGCGAAGCTGTTAGCGCCAGAGGCGTAGGAGCCGCCGAGGGCTGTTGAGCCAGCACCATTTGCTGTTGACCCAGAAAACCCTGAGCTTGCCCCAGCAGCAAATGAGGCACTGCCCCCTGCATTAGCCCCTCGTCCCAAGGCAACAGCACCAGTACCAGTTGCAGTAGGGTTAAAATTACCACTGTTGTTATTGCATTCAACATAAAGATAAGGAGAAATGTTTTGTATTAGCCATTTGGATGTTCCGTCACTTATCAAAGTTACAGAAGCACCACTAGCTAGTCTGTAGGCTGTATCCCCACTACCACCATTAGGCGATATAATGTCAGAACCACTACAATTTATAATGTGTGTGCTTCCTGACTGATTTGTTATTGTAACATAAAAGCCTGAACCTAAAGTTGATGCAGAACCTAAAGTTGCATACTCGTTCCAACTACCTGTGAAAACGAGTATTTTCCCAAGATCAGAGGAGCCTACAGTATATGCATCAGGCTTACTGACTACTGTAAAAGCCCCACCACCGCCACCGCCACCGATAGCCGTGCCGTCTAAGAGTAGGTCAGTACCGTCAGAGCTAAGTGTAACGCCGCCGCCTGAGCCTGTGTGATCTAATTCAATCTTACCCATTATGCGTATGTAACCTCGCTTGTGTTGACCGTGGCAACCCAACGGATGTTCGTCGATGCTGCGCCAGTGACCTCTATCTTCAAGCCGCCATTGGTTGTGTCAGCCGTTAGAGCAACCGCCCATGCTGATGCACCTGATGTGGCGTAGAGTTTATTCTGAATGCCATTACCCAAGACAGTTGATGCAGCATTGGCGTCACGCAGCAATGCACCCTTGATCTCCCAGCTTGCGTAGTCACTGCCAGCAGACGCTTGTTCACGGGCAATAATTGTGCCTGAGAAGCTGTAGGCAGAGTTGTTGGGTAGAATGACTTGGTTCACAATAGAACCAGAAGTATTAGTCGAGGTTAATGCCTCAGCCGTTGCATCTGTTGTGTCACTTCTTAAAACATATTTAGAAGTCTGTGCATCACCAGTTGCTGCAAAGTGACCAGAAGAATGAGCAACTTGACCCTGTACAGATGTTTTGGATCTTAATCCTGATGCAATTGTATACTGTTGGTTCGTTTCGTTACGTTCACCACCTATAATTGTAGAATAGTTAGAACCAGAATTGATGGTGTTATTTTCACCACCAAGAATAGTACCAAAATTACTGCTTACTGTATTGCTTGATCCATTAAGAATAGAACTTCTGTAGTTATTAGCAGTGTTAGCATATCCACCCGCTACAAAACTTTCGTAACCAGCCGCTTTGTTCAGACTACCCAAGGCAATTGCATTGGTATTCAAAGCACCGTAGCTAGAGGTGTTGTTGGCTATAGCTGCTGCGAAGGAGTAGGAGCCAGAGGCGTATGAATTTGTGAGGGCTGTTGCCCCGAATTGCGAAGAGGCTTGAGCATTGTAGCCAGCCGCAAGCGTATATGCATAGGATGCACTTGTACCATACCCAAAGGCAAGAGCCGAGTTTCCAGTGCTTGATGAAAACGCACCAATAGCAACACCGTTAGTACCCGTTGCCACTGGTGCAGTAGGGGTGACAGGGTTCTCAGCGTAGAGTTCTAGGGCTGTACCACCACCAGCATCAGCAAACGTAACGGCTCCTGATCCATCTGTGGTCATCACCTGTCCGTTAGTACCGTCAGCCGTAGGGAGGGTGTAGTTACCAGATACTTTTACTGCATACCCTGACGCACCTAAAGAAACCTGATTTGTTGCGCTTGTTGCTGCATTGTAACCAACAGCAGTTGAATTTGAATGGGTTGCTTGAGCGCCGTTACCTAAAGCAGTTGACCTAGTGGCAGTAGCATCTGTACTTGAACCTCCTGCAAAACTGTCTTGGCCAGAAGCTACAGCATTATAACCATATGCGGCTGATTGATAGCCACTAGCTATAGAACTTTGACCAATAGATGCTGCGCTGTTATTTGTAGCTTTAGCTTGAGTACCAAACGCTACGGTGTTTACGCCAGTTGTGCCGTAAGAAGTTGAGTTTTGGTTAATACTACCAGCAATACTACTAGCTGCACCCGCACGAGATTTACCCAAGCTGACAGAACCGGAAGCTAATGCGTAAGAATCTCTGCCAAAAGCAGAAGCTGCTGCACCACTAGCTACAGAACTCAAACCAATAGCTATAGCTGCGATAGAACTTGGTTGAGCGTCGCCAAAAACCGCAAAAGTCGTGTCTGACCTTGCCCAAGAATTAACCCCTAGAGCGATAGCATTAGACGAAGGCGCTCTCGCATTAGAACCAATAGCCACAGCATTAGTACCAGTAGCGCCATAGCTAGATGTGTTGTTGGCTATAGCTGCTGCAAAACTGTCTGCACCAGAGGCGTAACTGTAAGTAAGTGCCGTTGCTTGATTTCCAGCGGCTACCGCATCTGAACCGATTGCCGTTGATCCAGCAGGGTTTCCTGTATTATCTGCGTTGTATCCGATTGCTGTGTTTTTATCCGTAGATACAACAGCATTACCAGCATTCCACCCAATACCAATGTTATAATCGCCAGTTTGTTTGTCTAAGTTTGTGCCACTTGCAGCAGCCAAACCTATACCGACATTATACGAGCCTGTGGTTACAAAACGACCTGCACTTTTCCCAAAGAAAGCATTAGAACTGCCAGTTGTTATTTGTTGGCCAGTCAAACCACCAAATGCCACATTCTCCTGACCGGAAGTAATGTCACCTAGTATGTCACGGCCAGCACCGTAGTTATCTGTCGTTGCATTACCTACAGCATCCGATAAGTCATTTAGCTCAGAAACTATATCCTCAGCCGCAGCCGACACATAGACCACCGCAGAGCCTGTCAGGTTCAACGCAGCGTCAGCATTGGAACTCTCGCTCACAGTCCGTGACAGAGTGGTCCCAGAGGCCGTGTATGTGCCTGTGCCGATCTCCCAGTCAGTGCCATCCTCAATGACGTAACGAACGACATCACCGTCAGCCACTCCTGCGTCAGCAAAAGTTTGGTAGCCGCTCTCAGCAGAACCAAGAGTGATTGTGCCTGTGCCAGTTGTGGCAGTGGCAACCTTGGCTCTGTTTACTAGAGTGACCATTCAGAAAACCTCTTAGGCTGGATCAAAGTCAACACAGCTTACGCTGGGTCTGGGATGCCAATTGCGACTGAAGACAACGTGAACGTGTTGCCTGATGTGACAGACTGAGATGCTGTCAAAGTGCTTGTGGCAAGGAGGCGAGAGTTGACAGTGTCTACGATAGCGTAGTGTGTCGCTGTGCCAGTGCCAGTTACAGAGCCATCTGTGATAGCAGCTACAACAACCTCACGGCCACCACCTGAGCGATCTTGTGGTGCGCCGATGCTAAGGCTTGTGCTGTCGCCAAGGGCGTAGGTCACGTTAGCTTCAGTGAATGTTGTAGCCTCTTGCGAGGTAATGACGATTTTGTTTGCTTCTGTGTCAAGAACGGTCAAACCGTTGTCGAACACACGATCATTGAGAGTAGCCATGATTATTCAGTTTCCTGTGTATTTGTGTTTGGTTGACCTGCATCTTGGTCATAATCTAGTTCAGCCAAGTCCATAAGGTCTTGAATGACTTCTGGGTGAGTACTAACGTCGATACCTGCACCATTAAGATTGCGGAGGAAGGAAGAAATCTCACGGAGATCGTGCGGGGCGACATCACCAGCTTCGATAGTTGGCATCAGGTCATAATTCAGACCGTTCAACTGCCAAAGACGCTCGACCAACTGTTTGTTGAGAACGTCAACGATTGCTTGGATGTAACTCTCAAGCGCACGGAGGAACAGGT